AGATGAAACAAAAACTTGAAGTCGCAAAAGTACAAGCACAAGTCAAGCGTGTTGAGCAAGATGGATCATGGGAAGAAAAAGCAGTCGATAACATGGACGGATCATGGAAAGACGAGGCATGGACTTTATTTTTCATATTAATTATAGGCGCAAGTTTCATTAAGCCATTGCAGCCTATTATGAAAGACGGATTTGCTTTTCTAAATACTGCCCCTGATTTTATTAAATACGGAATATTGGCATCTATTGCTGCAAGCTTTGGCCTGAAATCTATAGCAAAGATTAAAAAATGATGTGGTTTTATTTAGGTATCTCAAAGAAGTTTATCAGAATAGGCAACTATTTTTATTACAAACATATTAATTCACTTAGGAAAAAACAAAGGAAAGATAATGGAAAGTAATTTTAATAAATGCCTTGAAAAAGTTTTGGATCACGAAAAAGGTTATGTTTTTCACGAAGATGATCCAGGAGGGGAAACAAACCTAGGAGTTACTAAAAAAGTTTATGATAAATGGTCTGCTGAAAATGATTTGGCCTTTAAAGACATGAAAGACATAACTGTAAATGATGTAACGCCAATATATAAATTTAATTATTGGCTAAAAGCTAAATGTGATCAGTTACCGATAGGTATTGATTATGTAATATTTGATATGAGTGTAAATCATGGCGTAAGTAGAGCAGCTAAGTTTTTGCAAGGCGTTGTTGGAGCAGAAAAAGACGGCATTATAGGATCAAAGACACTTGCTATGGTCGATGAAATGGGCAAATTCGATATGATTGAGGCCTTATGCTTGGAAAGAGAAGATTTTTACAGAAATTTAAACACATTTAACACATTTGGTAAGGGTTGGTTAAGACGAAATTCAGACGTTAAATCTGCATCTTTTGAAATGGCATCAACATGAGTAAAAAGAATTTAACAGATTTAGAAACAAAGATTTCAGCAGCTAAAAGGCAGAAAATAGCTATTGAATCTCGAACAGACTTTTTAAAATTTACAAAGTTTACCATGCCTGATCCAGAAGACTTTAATTCAACTGATATATCTTTATTTAAAGACGCTAAACACCATAGAGCGTTAGCAAAGGTTCTTGAAAAAGTAGAAAAAGGCCATATCCCTAGATTAATCGTATGTATGCCTCCAAGACACGGCAAATCAGAGTTAATATCAAGACGATTTATACCTTGGATAATCGGCAAAGATACCTACAGAAGTGTCATATTCGCAACATACAACGAAGATTTTGCGAAAGATTTTGGTGCAGATTGTAGGGCGATTATGACTTCTGCTCAATATAAAACAGTATTTCCTAATTTCTCATTAAGATTAGGTGGAGCGTCTAAAAGCAGAATACAAAATTCATCAGGTGGAATGGCTGTTTTTGTTGGAAGAGGTGGATCAATAACTGGTCGAGGTGGAGATTTTGTTGTCCTGGACGATCCAATAAAGGATAGTTTAGAAGCTGGTTCTCCTACATTGCGTGAGCAATTATGGACATGGTTTACACAAGTGTTAATGACAAGATTAATGACGGCATCTGCATCAATAGTAATTGTTCAAACTAGATGGCATGAAGATGATTTGATTGGCAGATTAACTGATCCGACTAATCCACATTACACAGAAGAAGAAGCCTCTAAATGGAAAATAATAAACTTACCAGCAATTGCCGAAGACGATGATCCATTAGGTCGTAAGAATGGAGAATTATTGTGGCCTGAAAGATTCGACATGGAATTTATGGAGGCACAAAGACGATTAGATAACAGAGGTTTTACTTCATTGTATCAGCAAAGACCAACGCCTGAAGATGGGGATTTGTTTCAACGAACTAATATAATTTATTACAATAGAAAAGATTTACCGAAGATTTAAGAATATACGCTGCAAGCGATCATGCCGTGGGAATAGATAAAACTAGAAATGATGCGACTTGTTTATTAGTTGTCGGCGTTGACGCAAATGATGACATTTATTTAATTGATGCGTGGTGGGAAAAACAGCCAACAGATAAGGTGGTTACAGCCATGCTTAATTTAATTAAAAAACATAAACCCCTTATATGGTGGGCAGAAAAAGGGCATATTAGTAAAAGTATAAAACCTTTTTTGAGAAAAAGAATGTCTGAAGAGCGAGTATATTGCAGAATTGATGAAGTTACGCCAGTAGCTAATAAAGTGCAAAGAGCGCAATCTATATTAGGACGAATGGCAATGAAAAAAGTATTTTTGCCGAAAGTATCTCCTTGGACGCAAAAAGCAGTAGATGAACTATTAAAATTTCCTAACTCAAGACATGATGATTTTGTTGATACAATAGCTTGGATTGGCATGGGTTTAGATAGAACCAGCACTCCAGGTGGATTTGTAAATAACAAACAAAAAATCCCTGAAGTTGGTACTATGGGTTGGGTAAAATGGGGATCAGAAGAACAAAAAAAGCATGACAGAATGCACAACAGAACTGGAGGCTGGTAATGCACGAAAATACAACAATGATCATTGCGAGTGAAAAAGAAGAAAAGCCAGAACCTACTGAAAGAAGAAAAGCTTTAGTTTCTGATTGGCAATCAAGAATAAAATCAGCAAAAGGATTCCATGAAAAATCTTACAAGCAGATGAAAAAAGATATGGACGCAGCTTTAAATGGTTATGACGATACTCAATGGAATGACAAAAATTATGTGGCTAATATATTGCAACGTCATGTTCAACAAAGAACTGCGTCTTTATATGCTAAAAATCCTAAAGCTACAGCAAAAAGAAGAGAAAGAATGGACTATGCTGTATGGGATAATGACGAAAAAACTTTAGCAGCTGCTTATGAGGCAAAAGCTATGGCTGAACAAAATGGCTTAATGCCACCAGCTGAAGCTACTGCATTAATACAAGATTATACGTCTGGGCAAACTCACAGAAAAATGTTGGATAATGTAGCTAAAACATTAGAACAATTATTTGATTATTATATGGCAGAGCAACAGCCGTCATTCAAATCTCAAATGAAAGCTTTAGTAAGAAGAGTTGTTACTACTGGAGTAGGATTTGTTAAGGTTGGTTTTCAGCGAGAAATGGATCGTATGCCAGAAGTATCTAATAAAATATATGATCTTCAAATGCAGATTGATTATTTGTATAGAATAGCAAGTGAAGCAGCTGATGGCACTATTGAAAAAGATGACGCACAAATTGAGGCATTACAGTTATCTATAAAAGCTTTGTTAGAAGAGCCTATGGTTACAGTTAGAGAGGGATTAACTTTTGATTTCCCAGAAGCTGATTCAATAATAGTTGATCCTAAATGCAGACAAATAAGAGGTTTTGTTGGTGCAAATTGGGTATGCCATGAAATGTATGTTTCTCCTGAAGAGATAAAAGAAATATACGGCGTAGATATGAACAATCAATTTAGGTCATACGACATGAAAGGTCGTTTGATGAGTGATAGAAGTAATTATGAAAAAGCATCATATGCAGAAATTGATATTAACGAAAAAGAGGGATTGGTTTTATTATTTGAAATTTACGATATTAAAAGTGGATTACAACTTTGTATAGCTGATGGTTATGATGACTTCTTAAAAGAACCATCATCTCCTGATGTCAAGGTAGAGCATTTTTTCCCAATATTCCCATTAGTGTTTAATGAAGTTGAGCATAAAGATGTTTTATATCCTCCGTCAGATATTAAATTATTATTGCCTATGCAGAATGAGTATAACAGAGCAAGGCAAGGATTAAGAGAACATAGAAGAGCCAATAGACCTAAATATGCTGCACCAGCTGGAATGTTAGAAGAAAGCGATAAGGAAAAATTAGCAACGCACCCAGCCAATGCCGTGTTAGAATTACAAGCTTTAGCTGCTGGTCAAAAAGTTAGTGACGTTATACAGCCAGTACAACAAATAGGAATTGATCCTAATTTATATGAAGTTAAATCAGTATTTGATGACGTTCAGTTAGTTGTTGGCGCTCAAGAAAGTACATTTGGTGGAGTTTCAAAAGCAACGGCTACAGAAACAAGTATTGCTGAAAGCGCTAGAATGTCATCTCTTGGAGCGAATGTAGATGAATTAGATTCATTTATGTCAGAAGTTGCAAGGGCAGCTGGTCAGGTTATGTTGCATTTAATGTCTGTTGAAGAGGTTAAAAGCATAGTCGGACAAGGTGCAGTTTGGCCTGAAATGACTAGAGAAGATATTATGAACGAAGTGTTTCTTGAAATAGAAGCTGGTTCTACTGGTAAGCCTAATAGGGCAGCCGAACTAGCTAATATTGAAAGAATTATGCCATTCTTACTTCAGATTCCAGGAATTGATCCGTTGTGGTTGGCTAAAGAGTTATTGAAGAGATTAGATGACAAGCTTGATGTAACGCAAGCTGTTGTTGATAAGATTCCATCTATTGTGTCTATGAATCAGTCACAAGGAGAGGGAACTGGCGATCCAGCTTTACAAGGTTCGCCAAGTGGAGGGGTAAACAATGCGTCTATCCCAAACACGCTTAATGGTTCTTCTTTACCACCTATAGGAAATATTAATTAGCTATGGTGTTGAAAGATGGGATCGACATATGTATAATAAATTAAACGAAAGGACGTATTATGGTCGAAGACCTAAAAGAGTCAGTATCGTCCATTGACTCGCAAAACCAGGACGAACTTGAACTAGAGCAAGATCAAGATGTGCTGTCGTCCAGCACAGAAAGCGAAACTGAAGAAGATTTACTGTCAGTAGTACAATCAGCTATTGACGAAAATCAACCTGATGAAACGGAATCGCAATCCGTAGAGAGCAAAACTGAAGAAGTTGAAACGGACACACCTTTAACCGAGGAAACAGAACAAGACGTTTTAGATAACGTTCCATTGCATCTACAACCTAGATTCAAAGAAGTTATTGCTGAAAAAAACGAGTATAAAAAAGGACATGAACAGTATGAAAAGATACAATCGTCTTTAAAAGAGATGAAACTATCTGCTCAAGAAACTGCTCAAGGCTTGTCAATTATGGGATTAATGAAAAGCAATCCTCAAGCTGCCTTGGAAGCATTACAGCCAATTATNAATAANTTACAACAAGTAACTGGCCAAATAATTCCTGAAGATATTCAGCAAAAAATTGAAGATGGATATATGGACGAAGATATAGGGAAAGAGTTAGCTAAAACTAGAGCAGACGTTCAGATTCAAAGAAACGCAAATGAACAAATGTTAAATGAACAAGAGCAGATGAAAACTCAAGATCAAATTAACGTTATTGCTCAATCTGTAACTAATTGGGAAGAGAGTATTCGCAAGACTGATCCAGACTTTGAACTCAAACAAGATGAAATTGACGACAGAGTATCGGCTTTAGTTCGTGAGAATGGACGACCAAACAATTCTCAAGACGCAGTAGCTTTAGCACAAAATGCTTATGAAACAGTTACTAAACGTCATCAAGGTAGATTGGGAGTCAGAAGACCAATACGAAGTTTGTCTGGTGGTAAATTAGGTGGTTCGCCAGTACCAGAGCCTAAGAGTTTAATGGACGCAGTCCAAAACGCTTTGGCAACTGGAGGATCGTAATAAAAAATAAGGAGCAATAAAAATGGCTTTTTCTTCAGCAGAATTAGCGAATATCGCTAACGCAGCGCTTGACTATTATATAGACAAGGGCAATGTCTACTCAAACTCACTTCAAGATAAACCTCTTCTTGCAGCTATGGATAAAGGTTCAAAAACTTTTCCTGGTGGTAAAGAGAATATATCACTTGCAGTAAAGGGAGTTTACACATCAGGGGTAGCTGGTTACACACATAATGATACTGTATCTTATGCAAACCCAGCTAATATCCAAAGAGTTAATTACCCTTGGAAAGAACACCATACTGGTATTTCATTAACACTTACCGAACTTAAAAAAGACGGCATTAGTGTTACTGATAGTTTAGCTGGTGCTGGAACATCAAATCATAGTGGTAGAGATACTACAGTTTTAGTTAATCTTTTAGAAGATAAGCTAGATGATATGATGGAGGGTTATTCCAAAGGTATGAACACTCTTCTATATGGAGATGGTACTGGAGATGCAAAAGCATTAGCTGGTATTCGATCCGTAATCTTGGATAATCCAGCAGCATCTGGTACTACAGTAGGTGGTTTATCAACTGTAAGTAATACTTGGTGGAGAAACAGATTTAATGTTGCCATTGCAAATTCTGCAACTGGATCAGAATTAATTGAGTTTCTACATACAGAAATAAGACAGTTAAAGAGATTTGGTGGTAAGCCATCAATTGCTTTAGCTGGATCAGCTTTTATGGATCGTCTAGCTGACGAAATAAGAAGAAATGGTAATTACAGTCAAACTGGTTTTTCAAAGTCTACAGATATTTCTGTTGGCGACATCAGTTATGCTGGAATTAAGTTTCAGTATGATCCATCTCTTGATGATTTAACAATTTCAGGCAAAAGTCCTACCAAACGCTGTTACATCATCGATCCGTCAAAGCTATGTATGTATTACATGGACGGCGAAAAAATGAAACGTCATGCACCAGCAAGACCAGCAACACAATACGTTATGTATCGTGCCATTACGACAACTGCTGTCTTGAGTGCGTCACAGTTAAACTGTCATGGTGTTTACGAAATAGCGTAAACACAATAACCCATAGGGCAAGTTTCTCTCCAGCTTGCCCTATGTATAAGGAGGAAATCATGGAAAGAATAAATGCAAACGTAGCTATAGATGGAAATATAGGAAACGTTATTAATAAAGAATATTTAAGTATTCCAGAAATAGTTATGCTTAGAAACATTCACGGCGAAACTTCTGTTTTTAATATTATTGTTGATGGCTCTTATGACCATGACGATAAAGTAGAGCGTGATAGATTAGGAAATCTTTATGGCGATCAAAAGGTTGTTGATGTGTTTGGTGCTTATGGAGCGTTACCACAAACTTTTGAAGACGCTAGAATTGATGATGGTTATTTTGATAAAATGTATCTTCAAGAGAAAATGACAAAAGCAAAGCCAAAGTCAAAAGCCACTCCAAAAAGAGCAAGAGATAATAAAGGTCATTTCATAGCAGATGATCCATCAACTGAAGTAAATGAAGCATATGAGGTAAAAGCAGATGACTAAGAAAAAAGGCAAAGGTGGCAAAAAATACTAAGGAGTCAATATGGCCAGAGGAACAACTTTAGCGATTTTAATTAATGATTTACGATCTGAAATTGGACACTCGCTACAACCAAATTTAGGTAAATCTACTAGAGATGTTCTTGTAAATGTATTGCAAAGAACGCAAAGGCGATTGTGGGAAGATTACGGCTGGCCATTTTTAAGAATTACCAGAGATATTGAAATATCTATTAATCAAAGGTACTACGACTTACCTAGTGACATGACCTTTGAAAGAATAGAAAAAGCTGAATTTAAACATGGCGATTATTGGACAAAGCTAGATTATGGTATTGGCGCAAGGCAGTATAATCAATTTGATTCTGATAGAAACATAACGTCTTATCCAATCCAATGTTATGACAATTACGAAAACAATCAAATTGAGTTATGGCCAATTCCATCAACTAATAGCACAACTTCAACAAAACAAGGAATGGTTAGGTTTCACGGAATAAAAAACCTTAATGGATTAATTGCAGAAACTGATAAAGCTGATTTAGATGACCAGCTAATTGTTCTTTATGCCTCTGCTGAAATGTTAGCCAGACAAAAACAAGCTGATGCGCAAAACAAATTAGCGCAAGCACAAGCGCATTACGCAAGACTAAAAGCTAGGTTATCTAAAACTGAAACTTTTATAATTGGTGGAGGAGAGCCAGAGGGATTATACAGACCAAAAAGTCCTCCATTAATAGCTACAACGAGCAATTAAATGGCTTATGTTTTAATCGAAGATTTTAGAGGTGGATTAGACGCAAGGCGATCTAATGTAACGGCAACTCCAGGAACTTTGATTACTTTAAAAAACGCACATATTACAAGAGGTGGGGAAATAGAAAAAAGACCAGCCTTTGTTTCTGTTGCTACATTACCATCTAACACAACTGGATTAGCAGCTGCTAACGGACAAATTTATGTTTTTGGAAGTGCTGCGTCTAGCGCCGTTACTTTTGCAAGTGGAACTCCAGCAAACGTAAATTATGTCAGATTACAGCACCCATCAGGAACAGCGTTAACTAAAGTTTTAGATACAGATTTTTTTGATGGTAATGTTTATGCGTCAGCGCAATTTGCAGACGGAAGAATCTTTCATTATTACAATGGTACAAGAATAACAGATTGGTTTGACGGCAGATCAAGAAATCAATTTTCGGTTACTGGTGGATCAGCTGGAGGAACTTCTGCAACTGGATCATTTACTGTAGCCTCTGGAACAGCAAATCCTGGAGATAATATTCGTGTAGTCAGAGTTAATAATGTCGATTTATATTCGTCAGCCGTTGCGCATACTGGAACAAATTCGACAACGGCAACAAATGTGGCTAACGCTATAAACGCATCAACAACTTCTCCTAATTACACAGCTACAACAAGTGGAGCAGTCATAACAATAACATCTGTAACAACTGGTATAACAGTAAATGGTTTTGCAGTAACTGTAGAAGTGGACGGCGCAGCTGGAGTTTCTAGCATTAGTAATATGTCAGGTGGTGTCGATAATGCAGTTACAAATATAACTGTAAATGGTGTTTCTATTATTAACGCTCAAATTCCTTGGGCAACGTCTAATTCTAACATGGCAAGTTTAATTGCAGATGCGATTAATGAGGCTAATACAACTCCAGAATATGAAGCTACATCAACTGGTGTTTTGGTAAATATAATATCCAAAGATAGTGGTTCGTCTTCTAATAATTTTGTTGTTGCAGTAACTGTATCAGGAAATGTAACTACAGCATTTACTGGTAACGTTTCTATAATGGACGGAGGAGCAACTAGTAATACTGTAAATGGTTACACTCCAGGTTCTTTTATAAAACCAGTTAAAACTAAAATGTATGCCTTATCAGATTCATTGTTACATTTTTCAGGTGTTAATGATCCTACCGAATGGAATAATAGTAGTGTTGGTGCTGGATTTATTAACTTGTCGAATAACGCAAGTGGTTCAGAAGCTTTACAAGCTATGGCAAGCTATTACTCTAACCTTGCCGTTTTTGCAAAAGAGGCAATACAAATATGGTTTGTGTCAGCTGATGAGGCGCAAAACAGTCAGATACAAGTATTGAATAATACTGGTGCGATTGCTCCCCAAAGCGTTGTTGAGTTTGGCGATAATGATGTCTTTTATTTAAGTGAATCTGGAATAAGAAGTTTACGAGCAAGAGATAGTTCTAACGCTGCTTTTGTTGGCGATATTGGTAATCCAATTGACGACACTATATTAACAGCCATTTCAGCAGATAGAGATGCAGCTGAACTTTCACAAGCAATACTTGATCCCAAGAACGGAAGATACCTAATAGCTATAGGTTCTACTGTTTATGTGTTTAGTTATTTTCCATCTAGTAAAGTTAGCGCATGGTCTACATATGAACCTGGATTTGTAATAGATAATTGGGCGTATGACGGAGAGCAAGTTTTATGCAGAAGTGGTAATGCTTTATATTCATTAGGTGGATCAACTGGTCAAACATACGATAATAGTACAGTCGAAATTCAGTTACCATTTTTAGACGCATCAAAGCCAGCAACAAGTAAAGATTTTACTGGAATAGATATGTCTTGCACAAATCAATGGACAGTATCAGTAGCAACCGATCCAACCGACATAACAATAAACCAAGAAATAGCTGTAATTGATAGAACAACTTATGGATTAGGAAGAGCAACGTTTACTGGTTACTCAACTCACTTAGCGCCAAAATTAGTATGCACTACATCAGGAGCAGCAAAAATTGGTAATTTAGCATTACATTACGATATGAGCGAGGCTGGATAATGATTTGGGAAGAGGGAAACATAGGATCAATATATAACGTAGCTTTAAACATGAGGCAAAAAGATTACGAAGAGATTGTAGCGTTGTCATTTTGCGAAAGCCGTAAAGAACTAGCCGATCAATTAGCTAGATCGTGGGCTGGACACAAAACAACTATTGTTTGTGGAACGAAAGAACATGGAGCGATAGCAGCATTTACATATATACCAATGCGAAAAGGTGTGTGGAATTTGGGGTTATTTGCGACCAACAACTTTCAAAAAATTCACTTATCCCTTACAAAACTAATTATAAATAGTATAATACCTATATTAGATAAAGCAAAGGCTCATAGAGTCGAGGCACAATCAATTGATGGATATGAAGCTGTGCATAACTGGTTGAAATTTTTAGGGTTAAATGAAGAAAGCGTTTTGAAAAGCTATGGCAGAAACGGAGAAGATTTTATTAACTTTGCGTGGGTAAGAGGTAAAAACGACCACAACGTAAACTGGATCAGAAGAGGAGAAGTAGCGTAATGTGTATGGTGGTGGAGGAGGAGATGGTGGAGCAGCCGAAAGACAGAGAAAAGAAGAAGAAGAACGTCAAGCCAGAATAAGATCAGGCAATGAAGAAATTGATAGTGTTTTCGGAAAATTCAACGATGATTTTTATTCCAATCAAACACAAAACTATCTTGATTATGCAACACCACAATTAACAGATCAATTTAACGATGCTGCTAAAGAATTAACGTTATCTTTGGCAAATGCTGGATTGTTAAATAGCTCTATTGCAGCGCAAAAAAGAGCTAAATTAGACAAAGATTTAAAATTAAAGCAGAGAATGATTGCAGATAAAGGCAATGAGTATTCTCTCAATTCAAGAAAGTCGATTGATGCAGCAAGAAGCGATCTACAAAGTCAAAATATGAATTTGGCTAATCCAACATTAATTGCACAAAATGCAGCTAATAGAGCGCAATCTTTAAATCAGTTACCAGCTTATCAGCCATTAGTTGAGTTATTTGCAGATGCTACAGACGGCATATCAACGCAAGCAGCTTTAGAAAGAAGAGGGCAAAACAGATACGATACTGGATTGTTTACTCCTAAAAGTGGATCGAGGGTAATTAGTTAATGAGTCCTTATATGCACAATTACATGATGGCAGATGCGATCAACTTAATGACACTATCAAATTGGCATAGAAAATATGATCCAATAGATATTAGTAGGTATGTTTGCAATCCAATTATTAATAATAGAGCCATCAGTTATTTTGATGATGAAGAGGGAACGCTACAAGGCTTTTTGACTTGGGCATTTTTAGATAAGCAAGCTGAAGAAGATTATTTAGCTAAATCAAGAGCGTTAGATTGGGAAGATTGGAAAAGAGAAGACGGCAATATATGGATTATAGATTTAATTGCGCCTTATGGGAATGTCAGGCAAATAGCAAAAGAGGCAAAGCAATGGTTTGAAGATCAGTTTGGAGAAACCCATAACGTTGCTTACTTCAAGCGTGAAAGAAAAAGAATAGGCCATATTAAAAGAAAATTTATTTATCATTAAGGAGTAAAAAATGGGTAGCGATAGTTCGGAATCTTCACAATCAGATGAATCAATTGAGGCTCAAGAGAGATCAGATGATCAGGCAACTGGTGCTTATGGTGGCAACAATACAAATGTAGGGAATCCAGCTGATTCTTTAGGTTACGCAAGTGTTGCTGGGAACGACAGCGAAAGCGCTCCTAGACCATTAAGAGTTGATCCGATGATTGCCATTAACGCTGCTAAGAAAGAAAGAGCCGAGGCGTTATCCAAAAAGCAAAAAGAATTAACAGA